TTACTTTACTACATACACATAGGCTTCATTTGCAGTAACATAATATGTTATACCCTTACTATTGTGCACTTTGTATTGTGGTGATCCATTGACGTTTATTTTTGCATCAATTGTAAATCCTAATCCTGCATCTACAGAACCAGCAACATCTTTATCCTGCCAAGATGGAACATCATAGAATCGTAGATTATTAACTTTAGAAACAACGCGTTTACCTACAATAGAGGAATCCACAGTGCTTTTCTTACTAAACTTTACATAAGATGGATCGTTCTTAATCCATTGTTCGCCACCAAGATTTAACCAACCATCCTTTTCAGCCCATACAACATAAGCTTCTGGTTTGTTTAACTGACGAATCTTAGAATAACTTGTACCAGGTCCTTTACGTAAGTTAACATTGTAACCTTCAATATACGCGATTCCGTCTGTTACAGCCATTGGAACTTCCGCTGGTTTAGATGGCTTCTCCGGTACAGAAACATCAACATTAGAATTATTGTATGCTCGTTGTACATCTGTTCTAAATTGCGCTTCTGAAACTCCATGACTACGTAAGTAATCAAGTGGATCTTCATGATCTGTACCGAAAAGATACTTTGTAACATCATAGTGAGTCCATAATCCTTTTTCTACAGATAATCCACGGTCACGAAGAATTTTAGCTAATAGCTTAACGTATTTATCATAGCTGCGTTTGAATTTCTCATAATCCTTTGTTTCGCATAATTCCACATGAACAAATCGTTTATTTGCTCCTGGTCCAGCACCATAAGCAATGTATTTCGTATCAGCAATTTGGATTGTTTCATTCCAATCAACTGCATAATGTACGAATGCTGAACGCCATGTACGAGACTCATATTTTTGAATATTAATAGCTGGCGCTTCTGGTGTTGCTGTAGAATGTGCTACAACACCCTCATAAGCACCTACACCGTTACGGTATGGTTGTTTCGGTAAATCAGGAATAATAAGTGTTCTATCCGCGAAAGCACTTGTAGCAAACGAAACGGCAAGTACTAGAATCATAAGGAACGAGGTAATATGTTTCATTGTCTTTTTCATTTAGAATCAACATCCTTTTTTATAATTTTTGTGTGGTCAAATAATCCACTTGCTGATAGACCAATGATGATTCCTTGAAATACATTTGTTTTAATATCTCCGTCCAAAAATAAAACGCCTAGCACAATGCCAAGCGTTAAATTTAATAACGGAACATATTTTGTTTGTAATCCAATTGTTTTTACGATTTGTGAAAGACCAACTACAATTCCAATCATTACAACTAAACTAACCATTACATACCACCCCCTTTCATTAAGAAAGTGAGAATACCACCAATAATTCCACCAACTATAAGTCTTAAAATCCAGGTAGTATTGGCGCTGATTTTATCTAACTGCTTATTAATATTAATAATGTCTTTTTCGTTACCTGTTGTTCGTATTTCTAAGCTTTTCACTTCTAATCTTATTTCTTTAATTTCTTGCTTGATTTCTTGAACATCACTTCTTACTTCTTGTAACCCTTCCACCTTAACCACCCCTTCTGAGACAATAAAAAAAGACCAGCTTATGGCTGCTCTGGTTTCTTATTTATTAATTGTTGTAGTAATACTTCTTCCAATCGGGCTATCCGATCTTCCTGACTAGATACTTGTGATTTTAGACTAGCTATTTCTATCTCCTGTTCCTGTACTTTTGTATCGACTTCTTGTAAACCTTTAATTCCAATGGATGCGTATGAATACAAGTGAATTCCTTTCCCGCTTTCATCCACAAACATTTCATCACATTCATCTACAATTAAACCGTAGTATGTTTTAATATCTTCTGTTGTCAATGGTGGGTCATTAAGATTTCTCTCTACTCTCATCCGGTATAGTTCGTTTACCGCATTCTTATAATTAAATTGTCTAATTTTAAGACTTCTAATTTTTTCTAAAGCGGAAAAAGAAATATCACGGATATTAGATTTATATTCCCGTAATGAAGGAGTCATAAAATTCCCTTGAACAGCGCCCCATCCATTTTGAGTAACAGATGATTTCAGTTGGATAACTCCTGTATATCCTGATGCACGGCTATTACGTATAGTTACATTAGGTAACCTTAAATCAGACTCTGTACTATTGTCTTCAACTACTAACGAAGTTTGATATAATCCAGTTTTTCCTCGTCTGAAATACCAACTCCCATTCCCTGCATAAAACACATGGTAATCATTAGCGTTTAGAACACTTAGTCCGTTTCTTTGCATTTCCCAATACACAGATCTTTGGACTTCATTATTTTCTATACTATCGCTAATACCAATTCTCGCATAAGCCCCAGACCATCCTGCGCCTGCTTGAGACATAAATAACGTGCCTGCAGGAGCGTTAGCTTTTTCATCTGAACCTAAAATGAACGTTGGTTGTACGGAACCATCTGCTTTTCTGTAATGCCCAAGAAACGCTCTAGCAACACCCTTTTCATAGAGACGTATAAATTGGTCATCTAAGCTTACGTAGTTATCTGTATTTGATGTTCGAATTTGGCAACCGCTCAGCAATCCAGCTTTAATCCACTCAGCATTAACTTTACCAACTAAGTCTATTCGTGCAGCATTTAACCTAATATTTTCTTTACTCATGTTAATGGCTGCGATTACATCATTTTCTTTTACAGATATGCTAACACCCTTTTCTGTTAGCTGCAGGCGCGACTCCATATCTCTTACATAAGAATCTGTAGCAAATTGTCCATCTGCTTGCGTCTTTGTATATACTTCTGTCTTTTTTGCTGCGGCATTGATACCCTGTTCATTAATAGTGAAACGGTTATCAATCAGAGTCATCTTCTGGTTAAATTGTTCAGTTGCAAGCTTATTGGCTAATTCATCTAATAAATCTTGTTTATTTTTATCAACTGTTTGTTTCAACTCAGGAATCTTAAACCCAGCAACATAATCCTCTACTTGTTTAAGCTCAACTTTTGCTCCAATCGCGGTTGCTTGCTGTTCGAGTTTTGTATTTGCTTCAGTAAGCTTTTTTCCTTGATCGGATACTACATTGTTTAAATTACTTACGGTAGAAGATAATCCAGTTGCTGTTTGTTCCACATTAGACATGCGCTTTTCAAATCCAGCTTGGCTATTTTGAACATTTGTTACAGTAGTTTTTACACCATCCACACTTTTTTCAATCTCGGTTGTTTTAGATTGAAAAACACCTTGTGTTACTCCATCTTCTGGAGCGAGATTCCAAGATTCAATTAAGTCACCGAATGTAACCATTATTCCAGTGAACGTTGCATCGATAGTAGTTGTGTCAGCGGTAGCTATATTTACACGTACTTCTTTTAATTCACCTGTATATCCAGTTGTATCAAATGGTATAGAAATCCTAATCCATCCATTAGTTACTTCTTGTTGTTTTAAAATGGCATAATATTGTTTTTCTGTTCCGTTTTGGTCATAGGTGAATCTCATATATAAACGTGGATAATCTGTACCAGGTGTAAAACTTGATACATTTATATAACAAGAAGCTATCCCCTTCTTCTTTTTAAACACGTCTGCGGGTAACTTCTGATAAACAAAAGCTTTATTACTTGTTATTTGTAAACCTTTCTTAATAGCGGAGGCTTCCGAAATATTCACATCTACAAATTTAAAAAGAGTTGCATTAGTAATTCCAATCCAAGAATTTGTAACATTCGAAAAATCAGAGTTAATTACATAGTTTCGAACATTAACTTCTCTTGTCTCTAAACTTGTAAGTTTTTCGGTGATTTTTCCAGCCTTCTCTTCTATTTCAGTAGTTTTTTTCTTTAAATCATTAGTTGTTTGCTGTACCTCAGATATCGTCTTTTTCGTACCTTCCACAGTAGACTCAACTGTATTTAATTTATTACTAATTTCAGTATCTTTTTTCGTTAACGATTCAATTGAAGTTTTAAATCCACTTGAATCTTGTTCAAACTTAGTAATCTTCTTATCGATTTCACCTTGTTTGTTCTCAACATTAGAAATCGTACGACTAACGCCTTGTAAACTCTCTTTCACTTCATTGAATTGACCAGTCGCTTGGTTCTGGGCTTCTTGAACCTTTTGATTTAACTCTGTTTTTGTGGTTGCGATATCTTTATTAACCTGATCTAATGTTTCTTTTTTTACAGATTCAACATCAGGTACAACCGATTCCCACGCTGTACCTGTCCATATTTTTAAAATACCAGGCTTTCCGATACTAATATCACGCCAAAGCGTTTTAAATGGTTTAAGACCTGTTGTCGGTGGATTCTTAGATTCTATAATTTCAACGGTATTATTTTTAATATTTTCTTGTACTTTTTCAGCTAGTGTTTTTGCTGCTTCTGACTCCTTCTTTGCATTACTAGCGGTTTCGTTAGCTTCTTGAACTAATCTGTCTAGCTGATCTATCATTTCTTGTTTATTACCAAGCGAACTAAGGATTCTATTATAAATTTTTCTTAATTCCTCATTTTGATTAACTATCTCACGATAATCTCCGAATTCATATTTATCTTGCGTTGAATCTGTAAAAGATTCATCCCCAGCTATTACTCGCGCTTCAAGATATAATTCTGGTGTAAACCCTGTATCTTTAATTTTAATCGTGTCGCCTTCGTTAATTAATTCGTGTTCTAGACCGAAAATACGACCAATAGATTGTGCTTCCACTTCATAAGAAATTGAAGAGTTGACACGCTTTTTCAATTCTATTTCCATAAGCGTCAGTAAACGTTTTGGAGTCATGTCTAATTCTTCTGTTTCTGGTGTATAAAAACCGAATTTATGTTGTCCGTGTTCATTCCATCTTTGAAACGCATCTGCATCTACGATATAGGGTAGACCTTTATTAATGCTTTCAATAGTGATTACTTTGTCACCTTCACCTTTTACAAATCCAACTAAAGCAGAGCAAATATTACGTGTATGTTCAATTCGCGTAACACCGACTAAATCTTTTCCTAATTCTATTTCTTTGCCTGTATCATGACCACGTTTTTGAATCATATCTACATACCAACCGATGATTCTTGAACCTTTAATCTCAACACGATATCGAATTTCCAGTTTAAATAAAGATGCAATCTTCTTTAAAAAAGTGAGTGGGTCAATATATTCATCGATGGTCATTGTATGAAATCCAGCATATTCAGTAATTCCGCGTTTCCACTTCATACCTAAGAGTGCTAAATCCATAAACTCATTAACCGTCTTACTCTCTATCCGTTGTGGTTTTATAATCCCTGATTTCGCAATTTGAATCCAAGCTCCTGAAGCATATGTGGTAATAGATCGTGTATCGGAATTTTTTTCAGTCTCTGTAATAACATATGGTACGATTCTTCCATCGCGAACTTCTTTCAAAACAAGATTCTGTTGTTGTAAGGTAACTGCATGGTCTGTTCCATCAAATGCGGTGAAATCCAACATGTCAACATTATTTTTAAGTTCCCAATGCCGTTTGTCATCCCAATAGTCCTCTGGTTGGATAGCTGCGACGATTTGATCTGTTTTAAAATCCACAACATGCAAAATCCCGCTTGGTGTTCTCATCTATATCTCTCCCTATAACTGATTGTTGCGTTTACATCTGGCGGCATAATATCGATACGATTGTCACCACGTATTATGACAGGAAAATTACTAAAGATTTCTTTTATATTGATTGCATTCTTCCCGTTGATTGTGACAAGACTTTTCTCAGTATCGATAACAATTTTATCTCCAGTATCAAAGATATATGGTTGTGCATTAGATGGAACTTTGTTTACCTTCCAAAATTTCAAATCATCAATTTGTATTTCATTAACAGGCTGGTGATTATCCCACTTGCAAATCGCAATCATAACTTGTGCAATTTTACGTTCTGTCATTGGATTTCCTGTTTCATCAATCCAACGTTCTACAAGCGAAGCGCCATCTTTTTCTGTACCATCTATAAACTTAGCCACATATACAGACCACACCTTCCCCCGCCTAGCGATACGCAAACGCCCTCGAAATTGGTTAAATGTATTCGAATAATACCCACTTGTATCAACTAATTTTCGAAAACTATTGGGTGTTCCGCTATTTCCAATTTTCATATGTGCCCTTGTAATTTCGGCAGTTGCATATAGATCATTCATATTGATGCGGGCTACCACATTACTAGCCTCATCTAGAAGAAGAACTTCAACACGACCCATTTCACCTATATTTTTAGACTTTAAAGTCATCCATGCCTCCATTTCAAAGTCTTGTAATGGGCCGCCCGGAATGTTTTTCTTGGCTATAGCACCGTAGAATCCTACATCTTTTCCGTAATCTTCACAATACAGCGCATAACCACCACGCGATTTAAAACTCCCTGTTCCTTTCATATCATCGAATTGTCCAGTAACGGGTGTCCATCCTATAGGAGTGGCCATTTCATCCCACATAACTCTTTCTCGTTCTTGTACCGTGGTTTCTTCCACAGTCAGAGGGTAGCCTATTCTGAAATAATCACGATTATTCGGATACTCTCCAAACCATACATCTAAAAAGGTACTTGGTTTTTTCACCGTCATTTCAATTAACGCTGGAGCTTCTACACTTCCTTTATTAGTAAAATAAGAAGTTGTTTCTGTAGACCACTCTTGCGTAAATTTGTGAGTATTTGTTTTCCCTAATTTATACGGCATTGGACAAACAAAAGTAATAACACCTCTACCTCTATTGACTATTTCATCCAAATCGACAGAACCATCAATTAATGCTAAATAAGTCCTGTCTAACTCATCATCAAAAATAAGTTCAGCGGGTTGCTCTGTATATAACCAATCCGCTAAATCTTCTTTTAACTTTTGTAAATCCGCCATATCTTTTATCGCTTTAATAACAAGAGGAACGTCAATACGACGTTCCTCCGTTTCTGTATTAAGTAAAAGAGCCCCTGCGCGATGAGGGACTCTTACTAATCTTCTTTTTACTGGAGCCCATGAAGGACGTTTTCTTCCAACTAGCATTTGAATATAATCTTTTCTAATATTATTAAAAGTGAAACTGAGTTTCCCCAACGTGCTCACCACCCTTAAAATTCTTCTCTTCTTTTTTGTTCACGATCTTGAAGCTTTGTAGTATAGGTGTAACTTCCATTTGCAAGCTCTTTTCCATCTAAAACATTGGTCATGTTTACGGTTAAATTCAGTTCTTGTTCTCCACCCGGTCTATTTGGGAATATTGTTTTTGCCATAGATGGATTGCTATTAGATAATTGCGGTTGCGCATATCTGTTGAAGTCGCTAAATGTATTACGTGGGATACTATGTTGATTCGTTTGAAATCCGAAATCAAAAACAGACGGCATGTTCCCCATTTGTTTCTTAACGGTTCCAACTACATTTTTGGCTGCATCGACAACAAACCGTTTCCCTTTATCCATACCAACGCCAACACCTTCTGGAACCGCACTACCAACTGGAATCATCACTTTAGATGGACTGTTAATCTCTAGCGCTCCGGAAATAGTCTTTTTAATCTCTCCTGCAATTTCTTTCGCTTTACTATACAAGCCTCCCGCTGCACTATCTAATCCTGTTTCAAGGCCTTCTATAATTGATTTACCAATGGAACTTAGATTTATAGAACTGAAAAATTTTTCAACTGTATTCCATTTTTCTTCAATACCATTCTTTATTTCTTGCATTTTATCTGTAACAGCTTTTTTCTTTTCCTCAAATTTTCTTGAAACTGTATTTTTTATCTCCTCTACCTTGTTACTTGCAGAGGTTTTCATATCTTCATATTTATTGGTAACATCCGACCACATTTCTTTCATTTTTCGAATAACATCGTCTTTCATAACTTGATATTTCGATTTTACTTGGCCAGTTTCCCAATCTACCTGATTTGCATGTTCACCAGCTTGCGCTTTTGCTTCACTCACAATTTCTTTATGCTTATCTTGAGCTGTAGAAACTGTACTATTATACTGACGTTTTGCCTCTGCAATGATTGCGTTCGCTTCATCAGCAGTGATTGTTTTATTTTCATCACGCTGGCGAATCGCCTCTGCAATTTTTTCATCACGGGTCTTTTTCGCATCTTCAATAACTTTATCTCTTGCTTTGGCGCTATTCTCTGCAACTTCCGCTGCCTGTCTAGCTGAAATTTCACTAGCCTGCACACGCATATTTTCAAGAATAACCTTTTGCTCCATTTGATTTTTAGACATATGCTCAACAGCAACTCTGTCCATTTCATCTTGCAATGCTTGTAAAGAGATACGTTCAGATGTCGTTAATTCTCTGTTTTCTCTAGCCGCTGTTTGTAAGATCTCTTTAATTTTGTTTTCTTTTTCTTGCGTTTTTAACTTTTCTTGTTCATAGTGTTGATTTAACTGTTCGATTCGTTTGTTCTCTTCTTCAGCGGTTAATACATACGAATCAGCAAAGAACTTTTTAAGTCCTTCAATTTCTTTTTGCTGCCTTGCGTTGGTTTTTTCAATGATTGTATTAGCTAATTTATCGTATTGACCAATCAACTTCTGCGACTGTTCTTCTGTTATTACTTCATGATTCAATCTAATTTCAGTTAACTTTTGTCTAATACCATCGGACAGCTTGAAATACTCACCAAGAACCTTCTTTGTTGAGGAGCTTACTTTCCCTTCTGTATTTGTAGCAAAGCGATCTACTGAAGCGATACTGTCTTCTGTTGCTTTTTGATATGCTTTATATGCAACAACTCCAGTTCCGATAAGAGCGGCTGCTATTAAACCAACAGGTCCAAGAAGCACTCCTAATGCACTTCCTAAAAATCCAACCGCAGCACCAGCAATTCCTAATGATGTTGCTAGCGCTCCAATCCCTGACATAACCATTCCAACTGCCGCTAAAACTACACCGATTACAGCGGCTACCGCTGTTAAAGCAAGAACAATACCTCCTGTAATTGCAATGGCCTTTTGTACTGGTCCTGGTAATGAGTTAAATCCATCCACAAGTTTTTGTAATCCAGCAACAAAGGCACTAACCACAGGGGCAAGCGCGTCACCGATTGTCTTTTTCATTGTGGAAAATGCCGAGTCTAATAAAGTAATTCGTCCTTGTAGAGTGTCAATTTTAGTCGCCGCAACATCTGCTGCCGTAACTTTAGACATAGAATCCCACATCTCGTTAACACCTTTTGCTCCTTCTTTAAAGAGAATAGTAGCACCACGAACGGCATCCGAACCAAATAACGTTTCTAAAGCCATACTTCGTTGTTGGTCTGTTAAATCTTTCATGGATTCATGAAGTGTACCTGAAATATTTTCTAGACTTTGAATATGCCCTTGTTGATCGTAGAATTTTGATGATAAGAAAGCTGAACTTGTTGCTAATTCGCGGAATGTGGTATCGCATTTATCATTCCATTTCGTTACTCCTTCAGTTTTCATTACATATTGTTCTAAAGCTACTTCTATATCCCCTACATTTCTGGAAGCTGGTTGAATACCGTTTTTTACTAAGAAATCAAATCCAGCTTGTGCATTATAAGTAATAAGACCCAAATCTCGCATTTTGTTATATGCTTCTTTTGTAGACGGATTTAATCTCATTAGCATTGTTTTTAAAGATGTCCCTGCATCAGAACCTTTTAAACCGTTTTGAGCAAATACCGCTAAAGTTGTAGCTGTATCTTTAAACGTCATTCCGGCTCCAGCTGCTACTGCTGATGAAGCTGAAAGTCCATATTTCAACTCTCTTACATCAGTTGCGGAAGCATTAGCTGCACCAGATAAAATATTGGCTGCATCCGCAACTGAAAGATGGTCTGCTTTAAATGCATTCAGAGCTGTGGAAGCAATTTCGGCTGCTTCACCTAACTCTAATTCCCCTGCCGTCGCTAAGTTAAGGGCACCTGCCAATCCGCCGTTAATAATATCTTGTAAGCTAACACCAGCCTTTATTAATTCCTCGATACCTTGACCTGCTTGAACACTGGAGTATTTTGTTGTCTCTCCCATATTAACAGCCAATTCACTTAACTTTTTCATTTCTTCGCCAGTAGAACCCGATACAGCTTTCACATTAGCCATTTGTTGTTCAAAATTCATTGATTCTTCCACAGCCGATTTTAAACCCCGACCTATTGCGTAAGTCATACCACCAAATACCATGCCGATCTGCATTCCAGCATTTTGTAAATGATTACCTAATGTCTCCATGCGATTACCGAAGTTCAATAGGCGATTACCTTGCTGTTCTAATTCACGATTTGACTGCTGTAATCCAGTTTCAAATCGATTCAGTTCAGCTGTTGCCCGATGAATTTGTTCAGCGTATCTTTGTGCTGATTGACTCGCTTCGCCTTCTTCTGTTTTAGCACGATTATAGGCTTGTTGAAGTTCCCTAATTTTCTCTTTTTGTTTATCTATCATACGAGATAGCACATCAATTTTCGCTCGGGTCTGTTCAGATGCATTGGTATATCCATGCATTCCTGTTGTAACCGCTTGGAATTCAGCTTGTAAAGACTTCAATGAGTTATTTAATTTATCCAGTGCTGTTTGTTGTGCCTGACGATTCACTTGTTTGAGTTCATTTTCAAATCTATTTAAATCAGCAACTGCCTTATTAACTTGCGAAGCGTATCGTTGGGTTGCTGCATCATTTTCACCTAATTTAGCCTTATTTTGATCATAGGCTTGTCGTAATGCTTTAACTTTCTCTTTTTGCGCATCAATGAGCCTGCTGAGTGTATTCATTTTGGCATGCGTTTGTTGACTAGCGTTAGCAAAACCACCCATACCTGTACTTACAGATTTTAATTCATTCTGTAATGTTCTGACTGCACGTCCTGAATTTGCGATACCTTGTCGGAAGTTTACATTATCAAGAGAAAGCCTAACGACCAAATTATTCATTTCATTTGCCATAGTCTCACCCCCTCATTAAATAATGTTTTCTGCCGGAACTTCTATTTCATTAGAGCTTGCATTTTCCCTATTTGAATCACCTTGTTCACGATTCTTTTGATTCAGCTTTAAATAATGCCAGATATCCATTTCATTATCGATATGATGATGTTTATACCCTTGACGTAATAAAGAGAGGTAGAGCTCGTCCATAAACTCACTGAACGTTAGCCCTCCTCCCTCTATGCGTTTGGGTTTTCTTCTTTAGATCCAGTGCTCCCCCCAGCCGCTTCCACAGTTTCATTTATAATTGCGTTAATTACATCTGAAGTTGTCGATAAGAATTTACGGGCATCAATACCATCCCAATACTGATCTAATGTAAATTGACCATCATAAACTTTCACCACGAATTGAACCATTTTATCCATATCTTCTGGACCAGGATTGTTTGGGATTTCAGCAAGTTCAGGAGCCTGACGAATAAGGCGGGCTGGAATAAATTCCGGCATATTAAAAGTTTGTTTTTCTTTATTAATCATGAAGGTTAATTTCATAGTTTTTTCCTCCTAAATTTAATAAAAAAGAGAGAGCTTTTGCTCCCTCTTACTTTCCTGCTGGTGGTTGTACCACAGGTTTTTCATATACCTTTTTAAACCAATTATCTCCGATAGCTTTTGTAAACGTAGGTTCATCTTCATCCGCTGTGAATTTAGTTCTATCATCAAAATCACGTTCAATAAATGAACCTTTCAGTTTAGTTGTTTGAAAGTTTGGCTTATCTTTTTTAGTTTCAGCTTCTTCCTCTTCTTGTGAAAGTTTCCCTTTTAATAACCAAACATATCGATATTTTCCATTAGCCTTTAAAAAGCGCCATCCAATTGCTAAATATGGCTTTTCACCCTCACGTTTTTCGTCTAATACACCATCTGTAACTTCTGGAAATCCTTCAATGTCTGCCTTTGTTGATAATGACAGGCCTCGAACTTCAATTTCAACCTCAACCTCACCATCAGACTCAGCAATTTCCGATTTTTTATTGTCGCTCCACATAATCTCGGTAGCTACTTTTTTAGATGTTTTAACCTTTACTGCACCTTCCATTTTTTTAACCGTACTGTAATCAACACCTGTTGCGTCATCTTTCAATGACTTTGCATAAACAAGACTATCTACACCGACAGTCGAACTAATTTTAACAACTTCTCCAGCCATCTATAACTCCACTCCTTTCGCGAATCGCATCGCGTAATGAAAAATTTTTGTATCCTCTTCATATAAATCAGCAACCTTATAACGTGAGAAACCAATACTTTTCATGACCTCATTCACTTTTTGGTGGATTACTGTTGTACTACCTTTTGACCAAATATCGATTTGGAATGTGATTTCACTTTCGCTTTCATCATTATCTGCAAATCCATCTGGCCTATTGTCTAATTCAAAAAACGTAATACGTGGAAACTCTTCAGCATTTTTGGCTTTACGATAATACACACGTTTTCCACCTAATAAAGAAACAAGCTCCTGATTATTTTCAAGAGCTTGTACAATTTCAGGGCGTAAATTTATCATAAATTCAGCCCCATTTCATTCTTCAAGATATCTGTCATAGCACGTACCGCATCCGCTTTAGAAGCGTTAAAACCTGGTTCAATAAATGGATGTGCTGGCATTTTAGAAGTGCCCCACTCTAAAAACTTTCCATAGAAATATGGAGAACGGTCTGCTTTGTCTATTCCAATCTTGATCATTTTTACACCATTTTCCATTCGAGCCTTCGTAACTCGTATATTATCAAGCAAATGTTGGCCTGTACGCCAAGGTTCACTTTTGGACGGTTTCTTAGGACTTGAACTCCTTGGTTCACTTCTTTCCGCAATGGCTTTTCGAATTTGCTCACCACCAGCTGCAAGGGCTTTATCTTCAATCTTTTCCCCACGTAGACCCATTTGTTCTAATTCGGAAATCAAACGATCAAACCCTAATAAATCCACACCATCAGCCATTCATTCCACCACGCTTCCACATGATTGATAATGTATGTTTTTCAGTTGGAATAGCTGAAATAATGTCATAAATTACGTTCTTGTACTTAATCTTCATATCAGCGTTCACATCAGCACGATATCGAATTTCTGTTTCGCCTTGGATTTCGCTATTAGCTGCCGCTGCTTCAAAGTATTTTCGTCCCTTTAAGAAAGTAAAAGAGCCCCATACAGTAAAAGAATCCTTATAACCTTCTATCCGATCACCGTCTGGGCCCCTTGCATCATCGTCTTTTATTTGGAATGTAAGACGTTTAGCTAATTTACCTGGATTCATATGGAATCACCTACACAATATTGCAATTGGACTAATATTGACTGCAAACTAAATGCTAGTTGTTCAGCTTTTCCAACCGCTTCCCGATTTTCATGCCAATGAGCAATTAAAATACGAGCTGCTAATTTAGCAAGCTCGCTTTTTAAATTTACATTTTTACTTGTGGCATTCTTAATATACATTTCAGCTGCTATTACGAAAGATGTAATGAGATCGTCCTCCTCATCACCATCCACACGAAGATACTTTTTCGCTTCCTCTAATGTTAGTACCAAGAAGGACACCTCCTACTTTATTAAGCTCCTGTTTTAGGTGCAACCGTAATTTGTCCATACACAACTGCTTCTGTATCCCATGATGTAACGTCCTCACGCTCAATCGCTCGGAACTCAGAAGTATTTGTTCTCCAGGCATTTCCGCCTTCTTTGGTCATATCAATAGATAACTGTTTTCTATCCCAAAGAATAATGGCTTCTTTTAAATTACCAACAATGAAAGGCGCTTTCCCATCTTTATCTGTAGCGATTGTTTTATTTGATAAAGTAATTACCGGTTTTCCTGACAATAAACTACGTGTTGGATTTGTTGGGTCTGGTTGAAGAAGCGGACGACCATTTTTATCTTCTAATTGATCCAAGTAATTGAATCCATCTTGGTTAGTGAAAATATTAGCTCCGGCTGCAAAAGCTGGGTCCAATGTAACATTTAATGCTGTTTTAATGCCTTTGTAATCCACAAAATCTACCTTTGTCAATTTGTTAAGTTCTTGTAAAATTAGGTAGTTACGAGTAGCAATAGATTTTTTAGCGATCCATTGACGTAAATATTCTTCTAAAGCTTGATCTGTATCATCTAATAAATCATTTGGCACCGGTAAGAAGCCTGCGTAATCTTCAATAGCATAAGATAAACGATCAAATTCAGGAGAAGCAATTTCTTGCATTGCATTTGGTTTACCATACTCAGATAATGGCGCAAAAGGTGTAGATGCTGCACGTTTTTCTAGTGTACGAGCCCCCTTGTTTGTTGATACAGGTTGTACATTTACATATTGTTCTAAGCTATCAACCGTTTGTTTTAATTGATTAATAGTTGTCGTAATATCTTCTGGAACAATATAGCCGCCATCTTTACCTGAATTCTCAGATAAGGCCGCTTTGTATTCCTGCATAACGCTTGCTTCTTCATGACTTAAATTTTGACCACGGATAGCTTTCATAAATACTTCTTTGTACGATGGGTCTTCATTTTTAACTGATGATGGAGGTAAAACTCCTGCTTGTGAATTTACAGGTTCAGAAACTTGAATTTGCATCATTGCTAAATAATTATCTAATTCATTTTTTACGCTTTTTGCTTCCTCGATTTTTGCCTTTGCCTCTTCATATTTACCGCTATTATTAAACTCTTCTGCTTTCGCTTTTAAGTCAGCAACTTTTTGACGTAATTCTTGTTCACGTTTATCCATTCGGTATTTCCTCCTTATATTGGCACAAAAAATAGACCTATAGTTCTAACAGGTCTAGTGCATTTTGGATTTTTAATTGTTCATTATTGTCCTTCTTTGGAATAGAAGGAGCTTTTGCTACAATCTTATTTGGTGTTTTTTGATATTTATCAAAGTAATCACTGCTGCATGCTGCAACATCTTTCGCTTCCACAACTTCAATATTGAAATATTTTTCAGCTTCTTCACCACTTAGCCAAGTCTCAGCATCTACTAATTGTTGAATTTCTTCAATTTCAACACCCTCTTTTAAGTTCTCTTTGTATACATTCATAATTCCGGATTCAATGTTATCAAGGTCCTCTGCTGCTTTTCGGAAATCAATTGCATTTCCAGCTGCATATGTCCAAGGCTTATGAATCATTAAGAATGCATTAGAAGGAACAACAACACGATCACCAGCTAGAGCGATTACAGAAGCAATAGAAGCTGCAACACCATCCACATAAACAGTTTTTTGTGCTTTATTGCGCTTTAGCATGTTATAAATGGCTAAACCAGCAAATACAGAACCACCACCACTATTCACATAGATATTAAGATTACTTTTATCATCCAACTGCCCTAAGATATTTTTCACATCATCAGGCATAATATCAGAATCATCCCATTTCCAACCCGTATTATTTATGATGTCACCATAGATGAATAGATCTGCTGAAGATTCCGATTGATTTTTAATAGTAAATACGTCTTTAATCGTCCTCACCTCCCTTCTGTAGTGCCCCTCCATTAGCTTTTGCTAATTGGTATTCATCGGCAATATCAATAGATACATGGTTTAAGTCAACGCGATGTTTATCACCATATTCCCCAATCCCGTCCATATCTTCCAGTTCCAGCACCTTATTAATTGAAAAAGCACCAGCATCTAACATAATTTTGTAGAATTCTGCTCTTGATTTAGAATCAGCACGTAATAAGCTTGTCAGGTTAAACTTTAGATAATATCGTTTTTGCTCATTAAATGAAAATGCTTTATAAGAAAATTCTTCTTCATACTGTATAAGAATTGGGCTCAAAGTATTTTGAATAAAATCCAACGCCTGTTGTTCAATATTGGAGAAAGTAGCACGATCTAACTCATTAATCATGTGCAAAGGAATATTAAAGATGTTTGCAATCTCACCTTTATCAAATTTCATACCCTCAATAAATTGAGCATCTTTCAAAGGCATTCCAACCTTTTCAAATTCTAGTCCAGCATCTAAAATAGCTATTCTTTGAGCATTATTTAATCCTGTGTTTGCTTCTTCCCAAGCATCACGAAGTACATCCTTTGCTTCTTTACCAAGAGCTTGTTGGGTTTTTAATATCCCACTATGTGCCGCGCCATTTGTAAAGAATTTACCTTTAAATTTTTGCGCTGCTTGTGAGCTTCCTATAGATTCTCTTGCAATCTGAATAGGTGGTTTACCCTTCAAACCGTCAGTAGACAATGTAGTAAGATGAATTATGTTATCATCAGGTATTTTTACAGGTGTACCATCTGGAAGACTAGTGAAGTACCATAACTTATTTGTCTTTAAATCCACACTTGGGATTGTTACAGCTGGATTCAATACCCATAATTCTTTTGGTCTGCCATCCACACCCCAATGAATATTGATATAGGCATTTCCCCATGTATTACGATGAGTTTCGATTAAATGTTTGAATTTGAATGGACTTTGATAAGGATTTGGTCTTCTTTCTAAAACAAAGGACACTTGATGCATCTTATCACGTTCTCTTCCCTTTGCTGTCTTTTTAAATGTTTGAAAAGGAAGCATTGCCACACTATTTGCAAGGATATTAATGCATCGATAAACCGTCGGAACACCTAAAGAGGACTCAACTGTTACCTTTTCACCGCTTGCGGCTTGATATCCAAATAAACTTTTAAACCAAGGTGAAGGATTTTTTAAATCGGTCGTATCCTGATTTCTAAATAACTGCCGAAAAATCAAATATTTCACCTCCTTTCTATCTTTTTATCATGATCACCCCCAACATTGTGAGAATAATCCCTAACAGATACCATCCATAAATCGGATTAACAAAAAAAGTCGTCCCTACAATAATAGATAGCCCTGAAATAAATAGAATATCTTCTAAAATACTTATAAAAAACAATAAGAATCGCATGTAATTCCTCCTAAAATGAGAAATCTTGACTTAAAATATATGAGTTCAAATCCATTTCACCAGAATTAAGCATGCATCGAACATGTGAGTTAATAACAGCTGCTATCGGATCAATTCTTTCTGTTGTTTTTGACTTGTCCAACATGATGTTTTCGTTAGCATCCTGTTTTGTTATAGCATTGCTAACAGCCCAATTTAATACAGGATTGTTATTATGAATAACTTTTTTCTGATAAACTTGTTCACGAAAATCCTTTGTAGGACCTGATAAAGTCGCCATTCCTTGACGTATTTCCACCATTGTATACCCTTCTGCTTCCATGTCTTGCATGAATTGCGTAGCATTCCAAGGGTCAGCACATATTTCTTTTATTTTAAATTTATTCTCTTTTTCCATGGTTTTAATATGTTTTTTAATATATTCATAATCAACTACCGCACCAGGTGTTGTTGTAATCCACCCTTGCTGTATCCAAAGATCATACGGAACTTTATCTGTTTTTCTTTTCTCATACAAGGTATCTTCCGGCATAAAACTATGACTAATTACGATATACGTATCATCCTTTTTAAATTCAAAATCTACACTTGTTAAGTCAATTTTTGCTGATAAATCGACACCCACTGTGCATTCCAACCCTTTTAATTCGGATAATTCCACAGTTTCTTTGCAATCTTTCCATTTTTGCATATCCATGTAGCCATTTTCTTTCATATCCACCCATCTATTCATGTTTTTCGTGAGATAATTACGCATTTTCTCAGGTACATCAAGGGCTGATTGAAGTTCTCCTTTTAAAAAAGTACGTCCTTCCTCATAACTACATAGGATTGGGTTTGCTTTCTCCCAAACTTCTGCATTCGTAATCTCATCATCTTTATCTAGTTCATTAACCATGACGAAATATTCTTCATTTTCAATATCAATATTAGAATCCAAAATCTTAGAAATATATTGATACTCCACACGATAACAAGGATGACTCAAATTAAAACCAGCTGTCGTTATAATCATCATAAGTGGATTCGGCCGAGCACCCGAACCTGACACCAGAACGTCATAAATTTCAGAAGTAGGATGTGCATGATATTCATCAATAATTCCGCACTGAACATTCAGTCCATCACCAGATTTCCCCGCATCTTTTGATAGTGCTGAAATAAAAGAATCAGTTTTAAGATGTTCAATTTTCCCATACGCAATATTGAACTTTCCTTTTAAATCTTCACATCCATTCATTTGTGCTTTAATTTCATTCCAAACAATTTTACTTTGCTCCGTTTTTGTAGCTCCAATGTATACTTCCGACATATTTTCACCAAATGCCATTGCTTCATAAGAACCTACACATGCTAAAGATTGAGACTTTGCGTTTTTACGCCCAACTTGCCAATATGCCTTTTTAAATCGCCTTAATCCCGTATTACGATGAATCCATCCGTAAATATTGCTAAATACAAAAATTTGTATGGAATGCGGTTCAATTCTCTGACCTGCTAATTTTCCTTTTGTATGTTTAAAAAGAGACATCCACTTTAAAAAACGAAGCGCTTTTTCTTCCTTAAAAACATATGGAAAATCTTCAGAACCTTCGCGTTCAATATCTTTTAAAAATCGTTTGCAAGCTTGTTTATGCTTCTGACAAGCAACAACTTCACCATTTAATACATCATCACAGTAGTCCAACATCCATTGTCTGATCATGTTATACGTCAAACTCCTTCTCTACGTTTGTTTTCGGACCTTGTTTTATATTTGGAATAACAATTTTCGCTCTTGCACTTGGTGTAAGGCCAAACTCAACAGCCAAAGCCTTTATTTGTTCATGCAATTGTTTCTTCTTTGTAAGTAGTGGATGTGGAACTTTATTAGTTTCAGCTGCCTTATTGGTATATTCAACAAGGAGTCCTTCTTCTCGAATAATTTTGGTGCATTCAACATAGTCAGAATAAGCATCGCAATACGTTGCTAATGCATTCACATCTATGTTTGTAATAACATCTAGCTCCAGTAATTCACCAGCAATTCTCCTAAATTCTTTCTTTGCAACTGAATCTAACCACGTTGGTGGCTTTACCTTGTCCTTTTTTGCTTGTAACTGTTTTTCGGCTTTTAATCGCTGCTCAATTTCATCTTTTGTCAATCGATTTGTATTACCTTCTAATAAATGCAAATGAATTGGCTTCGCTTTCCTTCCTATGCGAACCACCTCCCTCGGCTGACACCCCTTTTATGGAATAAAACGAACTTTTTACACGGAAAGCTAGGCGGCGGTCTCCAGGAAGTCGCCTTTTGCTTTTTCATGGCGGGGGCATGTTTATGATTTTTTTCCTTCGAATTATTTTTTATTTTTCTTCTCATCTTCTTTTGTTTTCTTGTTATGGCAAGCATGACAAAGCGTTTGTAAATTTGATGGCTCTAGTCGTTTCGACCAATCAACACGTATAGGAATGATATGATCGACTACATCACCTATCTTAATGATGTCCTTACTTCTACATTGAACACATAGCCCATGATCTCTACGGTAAATAAACTCACGCATATTCTTCCACAATCTTGAATTGTAGAATGAACGTGAGCTTTTGTTTCGAATATGTTTGTCGTAATATCTTACGGTTTCTTTTTCCTTTTCGATGTGTTTAGCACAATACTTATCCCGCGTCAGTTCATTGCAACCTAATGACTTGCACGGCTTAAATGGTTTACTTGGCACCTTCCATCCTCTTTCTTAACCGTTTCATTTCATCCTCGATGCTAAGATTCTTCTTATTAATCCGTTCGTGGTACTTAGCAATGTCCGCTTGATACCTACGAATCTTATCGTTCACATATGCAGCAACATGTTCATTTTTACAAAGAGGACAAATAAAGAAACACTTCTCAATTCTTTTCGGAAGTTGCTCTAGTTGTGGTTGCATATCGTAACCCTTATTACAATTAGAACAATAGACTTGCATCTATCATCACTCCCTATTCTAAACAAATTCATCCATTGCCTTACTAAGCAAACTAATCATCGCTTCTCTCTTTTGCTTTGGTGTTGTATTATCTTCCAACTCATTAAAGATTGGAATTACACTTTCTAATTTCTGTTTATCAATACATTCATTTACAAGGTCCTGTCCTAACATTGAAATGAATGTACCAATTGCAACCGCTTGTTCTTGTTTTGATAGTTTCATTATTCGTCACCCTTTTCGATTAAATGCTCCAAACCTTCTAACGCTTCTCCACCATTCACGCATATCACCACATTTCTTAAAATAGTAATTACATCATCTAATGATTGGATTTTATTTGGACCAATCTTATATTGCTTTAAAGGTTTAAGTGTCACTGTTTTACCTTCCATCACTCATCCTACTTCAAAATAAAAATTTCTAATTAAATGCTTTGGTTACCAATTGTTTTCCTATTCCATAATTTGTAGGATTACCTTCTTTTTTTGTCGAATTTGTAGTATGTAAGGAGGTGATAACATGAAATTAAATCAAGATTGTATTCGTTCTATTCTTTTGGAACTAGAAGAAAAATTAAACCTAGGTCAACACATTCATCTTCATCAATTAAAAGAATTTAATACTTTTAACAAATACGGCGAAAACGAATCTGTATACGCCATTTTAAAACTTATAGAAGCTGGATACATAAACGGCTCTTACCAGTTTGATGGAGATGAAATTTATGCTCTAGGAATAGGATCGATTACTTTTTCAGGGCATGAATTCCTAGATACTATTAGAGACTCAAAAGTTTGGGCTAAAACAAAAGAACTTACTAAAAAGTTATCTAGTGTTCCTTTAAGTGTACTCTCAGCAACAGCTGTAAAAGTGACAACTGGTTTTATAGGATTATCTTAACTATGTTCACCATTTAAGTACCCGTGTTTACTTAGAAACCGTTCAAATTCTTCTAAAAATATCTTATACTTATTTGGCGAATAATCATTACTCATAAAAGTCAGTTCAAGATTGAGCTGACTTTTCATTTCGGTTCCTATAGTCGGATTGTTAATAGAATACCCTTCCACCCAAACTGCTGTGTGTGTATCCAATTTTTCTGTCAAAACCGGCCTATGGTATGCCGTCATATAAACCATCCTCTCCAAAATAAAAAAGCACCCAAATGGATGCTTTGATTTATATTATTAATTCAATTACGGTACGTGAAGTTTTAAATTTCTTCCAATCACCTAATAATGATCTGCTGATATTCATCATCAATATTAAGTAACTGGAAGAAGAGCAAAAGCTCTCCTTAATAACGGTACCATTCAATCGTTACCATCTGCTGGTTTCGGATTTTATGTGCGCCATTATGAAACCGTCTAGACAACATATAGATTATAAAGGAATCTTTATGAGTTGTGTTTTCCGCCACTTCTCACAATACAAATATATCACGTTACTTCCAAAACAACCGGCACATTTACTGCCAAAAAGCGGTCACGACTCTGCCACTATTTTAATTTCTAACAAGACTCGTATCAAAGTATTTTATTACTAATGTAGATTTGAGCAATTGAAACAGTTTTAATATATCTGTCTTAGTAATTGCATCGTAATCATGGAAACCATGTGCTATTGAATTACGATTAAGTTCTTGACATAATTCATTTGGAACACCAACAAACGTTTTATGTAACATCCGAATTACCGAGAGTGAAAAAACTTTAATAAATTGTTCTTCTTCTATCTCGCTATATTTTTCAGGATTAATTGCTTTAGTAACCTTAAATATTATTGGTTTTTGTCTAACTGATACCATATCTGCATTTATGTTACCATCACCCCAAGTTGCAAGAACATGTTCAAATGCGGCAAACAATGGCATAGCACATAATTTATAATATCCTCCTTTAAATGCTTCATAAGTCTCTTGTATTAGAGTTGCATGAAGTTCGTACATAGGATCTTTGACTATCTCTTCTACGTATGAATCAAGATTTTTACTAACATATTCTGATATATGTTCTTGATTCATCTCATCCTCTTCAACTACATTGAGAATTTCAAAATCTAGACACCAAAAATTCTCTTCATGTTCTTTCAATAACATATCAATTTCCTTTATTCGCTCTGCTGCTGTATCACTAATTGATTCCCAATCAATGATGTTTATTAGCCCTGCTATATGCTCATTCATCTCTGAAAAAACACTCATGTTTTCTATAAAACTATCATTTATGTCTATAACAGTCGGATGTATCGCTCTTATAAGATCCATAGTACTTTGCTGTATATCAATAATAGCTTGTATACTCTTGGTTAGCTGAGTTCCTTTTTGCACCTCTTTTCTTACTTCTTCTCTCAACCTTTCTTTTATCTTATTGCGCTTATATTCTTCATCACTTTCTCTCATTATTCACACCCCTTTCTTTAACATTCTATCATTCAAATAAGTTAGGATGTAATTTTTGCATCCACTTACCCATATCTTATATTGTGTGTAACTGACTCATCCATCGAATCCCTTGTTATCATTGACTTAATTAAACTTTCTCTTTTGAGTTACACAGTACAAAATTTATGAGTAACTATATAGGATTACACCAGCATTTTGGACAAAACCACACTAAGCAAAAAATATAAGCAGCCGATTTCTTAACAGCCTTTTTTGTGCCAGAATTAAAGATTTAGGAATAAAGGAATAGATTAAATTAATGAAAATTATCTACTGTATTGTCTAATCAATTTTTATCATTTTGCATCTTCTAATAATAGATAAAGTGCAAGGAGATGCTATTTATGGATTTTATTTAACATCCTTTACTAACTGGCCGAGACCGAGAAGCATTCGAGTTATTGATACAGGATAACACCACAAAAAAACTGCTATTTTAATCTCTCTATGTAGTAAGTAATTAAATCTCAAATAAAAAGTAAATAAAATAGTTTTTTTACAATATATGGATAAAATTATTTCCAAAACTAGTAATCCGGATTAATAGTAATCAAAGCACAGCGATAGATGTTGAAATTAAACCAGAATGGAGTGATGAGTTTGGAATCGACATTTATTAAGGATACTGGAAAGTACGGAAGAGGTGTGTTCGCCGAACGCCTATTCAAAAAAGGTGAACTCATTGAGCGATGCCCTGTTATTATTGTACCTATGATGGAACGACATTATCTGGACATGACTGAAGTCGGAAATTACTACTTTAATTGGGGAGAAGATTACAACGATGTCGCAATTGCTTTAGGATATGGATCATTATATAACCACTCTTATTTTCCTAGTGCATCCTTCAGTAACAACTTGGAAAAACTTTCGATTGATTTTTATGCAATTAAAGATATTCAACAAGGTGAAGAAATAACTGTAAACTACCATGGCAACCCGGAAGATAGGTCCCCATTATGGTTCGATGTGCTTACTTAAAAAGCACATCGAAAATGACTAGAAGTGAAATAGCAATCTATCCTTTCGGGCAAGCAGATAGAAGATACCACTTTCAAATAATATAATACTAATTGGACAAACTTACTAATCAAATTCCGGTATTTTTCATATCGTATAGTATATTAATAGAAAGTGAAGTGAATAATTATATGGCAAGACCGAACGATCCGTTATATTTAGGCAACGCTCAATTCCCTCAAGGACAATGGGGGCTACGAAGAATAAATCCAGAAGCCGGATGGGATTTACTCCCAAGAAGAGGACCAAAAATCATAGTAGCAGTTATCGACTCGGGGGTTAATCCTCACGAAGACTTAGTTGGAAATGTTCTTTTCAATAGAAGGTATAATGCGGTTACAGACACAGTTGGTGGTGATGTTACAGATACTTTTATCCCCCATGGTACTGGTATAGCTGGAAATATAGCCGCTACTACAAACAATTTAACTGGAATGGCTGGGACAAGCTTTAATACTGTAAATATCTTACCAATTAAAGTAGTAGACGAGAACAACGGTGAAGATGAAGAGAGTGTTCAGCCCGCTGCCTTAGCTCGTGCGATTGATTATGCATGGCGAAATGGTGCAAGAGTAATAAATATGAGTGTAACCCAAGGCGACCCTTTACTTGTTGGTGCGGCTAATACTATCAGATACACGGCTTTTCCAGAGGTACAAGCTGCTATTAATAGGGCATTCGCAGCAGGAGCTGTTTTAGTAGCAATGGCAGGTAATGATGGTATTGGTCAAGTTGCTTTTCCAGCTGCATACGATAATGTAATTGCCGTATCAGGTATTACTATGCAAGATACCCTTCTCGCTGTATCAAATAGTGGTCCTCAAATCGACGTAGCTGCCCCTGGAGACCTTATTTTAACTATGGACGCTAACAACTTTAATGGGTATGATTCAACATTTACAGGTACTTCGATTGCTGCATCCTTCGTAGGAGGACTTGCTGCCCTTATATTTTCTGTAAACCCAAAGCTTAGAAATACTGATGTTGTTCGAATCATCGAAGGTACTGCGCATCAGCCTGGAACTCCAGGAACCCTAGTAATCTCTGGTAGGGGAAAAGGTAAAGGACCTCAAGCATTACCACCTTTGCCACGCACAGCACCAAGATGGAATCAAACTTTGGGATTTGGAGTAATTGATGTTACGCTCGCAATGAGTTCTGCGGCTATATTAAGAAGACCGTGACCTAAAATAATATTAAAAATCCCCCATTTCCAAGCATCCTACAAGAAATCTCCAAACAAGTTAGTTTTGTGTAGTAATCTAGGCTTGATAAAAGTTTTTTTGCTATAAACCACAAAGTAAAGTAGCTAAGTGCACTCTAAATTCGTGATAAAAATGTTTGATACTACTTTTGGACATTTCTTATGGAAATTATAGAATTCATTAGCAATCATTCAATTGATTAATGAACAAAATAGTTAAAAAAATAAAACGCCCTTTCTATCGGGTTTCCCCGATAGAAAGGGCGTTGTCTTCCCGTCCTACATAAAAAAGATCGCCTTAAGGTGATTTTTTTTAATTTTAGGTGATTTTCACGCGTGGTGAATTCCTCTCACTCTTTATTTTTATGACATTAGGAGGAGCTGGACCCCGAACCTTTAGCCAGCATAATATCACAAAAGTAAGAAAATACATAAGAAAATTAGTGAAGCATAGGGAAGAATCTATTTTCATATTGATATGTATATTATATACATGTTCAGTTAATATAACGTCTCATTATCGATAGCAAGGAAAAAGTGGGCCCTTCACTGACAAGGAAACCTTCTTTTTTTCTACAAATTTATGCATTATTTTATACATCTCTACCCTGGCGCAGATTTTCGGGTTCTCGTTTGTTACTAAATTAGCCCAAAACTATATAAAACCTTGCATAGAATCATAAAAAAAGAAAAAGGCGGATTCCTTGCGAGATTAAGGGGATGCCTTTTTCATTGCTACAGATAATAAAGTGTTATGTTAACTAGTTTTGTATAAAGTATTCATTTGATACTGGGGGATTTTGTTGAACTAACCCAGCTTTAGTTTAAGAAGGTAGTGTATATTCGAGATGAGTCTCTATTCGATATGAGTCTCTATAAATCGTTTTTGGTGGTTTCCCCCCTGTGTATCTATTTTTCATAGGTTTAACATCTTTACAAATGACAATTTCTCGATCAAAATCATCAAAAATGTTTTTTTTGTCGGATTTATGATAATGTGATAATTTATGTTTTTTTGGAGGCATGTGAATATCTTCTTCCTTTCTTATTTTTTAGGGAAAAATACGTTTTCATTTTGATTTGGATTTTGGATATTGCATTTATTTCAATGCAATATTACTAGTACTTGCACGTTCAAATTGGTCAGCTGTTATATTTCTATTGTTATCAAATTTTATTGGATACATGATATTATCGGTAAAGCGACTATGATAAGGCTCAACTCTTGTTTCTCCAGTATTTGGATCTATTGCTATATAAGGACCTGTTGGATCATCATCATTGTATAATATATTTTGATTGTTTTGTGGATCTCTTATAAGGCGGGCAAATAAAGCATGACCAACTTCATGCGCAATGAGATCTGAATTAAGCGTTGCATCCGTAAGTGCTACTTGTCCAATAAATTGGTAGGTAAATTTGCCATTGTCATTTTCAACTTCAAATGAAATGCTTCTTGCACCGCCAATACTGTCCGCACCATTTGAAAATCCATTTCCACTTATATAAATGACATAAATACCAATGGCATTGTTGGTCATATTTCTGACCTTGTTAATAATATCGACAGGGGCAGAATTATCCTCAAGTGCATCAAAACTTTTCATTTTAGTAGCGTCAATCGTGCTATTAAATGTAAATCGTCCGGCTATTACAAAATTAATCCTGTTTTCATCATCTACTCTCCAAATCTCATTTGCTCTTCTGACATCATCTTCTAACCTAGCACGACGCTGAGCTCTTGTACTTCCAGATGCTACTCCGTTCGTAAAAATCCCATAAATATTAACTGTGTAAATCGTCATTTTTTCGAACTACTCCTTTTCTAATATTTTTGTTATATGGAAATCAGTTTTAGTAGAAAAAACTATTCCTTTTATAATTTATTCAGAAATTAGCTGAAGGCTTGTATTAATAACTAAGAGAAAAAATATTTAGAAATCAGTTGATTTCCAATACTAAATCGGGGCTAATTTGGAAGAATTTAACTTCCTGATAATGGTCGTGAAATTAGTTTAAAAATGGAAGAGGCAATAAAAAAGAAACTTGCAGCAAAAGGTTAGTTTATGTAAATTGTAAAAGCTGTAAGAGAAAACATACTTGCTGAATAAATAAAAGGCATAAAAGTTGCAATTAATAATGCAGGTATGGAGTTTGGTTCAAAAAGGTTCGAAAATTAGTCATGTATAACCTTTTATGGTCGTGTTTCTCTTAAAGGAGTATCGCCATATCGCTATTTTCAAAAACACCATTCTTTCTTATACTCTATCGAAAGAATAGTGTTTTTCGTGTTATGAGTACAAAATTATAATTTTTATAAATTAATAAAAATGCCCATAAAAGAATATATACATAGCCTTACCTATAAATAGCTATTCAAGGGACTTCAGCTCATTTTTTGTTTTGGGGAACAATGAATTTCTTAACTTGATGGCGATGTGGCGATACCCCTAGATTTAAAATGAAAAAGTAATCATTAAATTTTAAATTTAGTCATTGCTTTATCCATCACATCTTGATTTACCCCTATATAACGTAACGTTACCTTCTCTGACGAGTGATTGAATATCTCTATGAGTAATGCTATATTTTTTGTTTGCATGTACATATGATAGCCGTACGTCTTTCTCAGCGTATGTGTTCCTATTTCATCTAATCCGAACTCTGCCGCTGCTCCACTTAATATCTTATATGCCATGCTGCGCCCAATAGGACGATTCCCCCCTTGTCTACTTTGTAATAGATACTCATTATCTGCTCTTTCTTCAATGAACCATTTAAGTTCTCTTCTCAGTGCTGCAGTAATTTGTATTCGTTTCTGTTTCCCTGTCTTCTTTTCTCTCATAGATATATGACTGCCTTTGACATCTCCTACCTTCAATTTCAAAATGTCCGAGATTCTTAAGCCTGTATTGATCCCCATAATGAAGAGAATGTAATTACGTAAGCTCTTCTCCTTAAAATAATCTTTTAGCTGCTGTATTTGCTCTAGATCACGTATTGGCTGAACAAAATTCATTATTCATTACCTCCTGTTTCTTCAGTTTCATAAACTTCTAATCTAAGAGCAAAAGCAAGTTTATAAAAAACTCTAGCCTTAACACGTCGATAAGTACGCTCGCTCATGCCGATTTCGTTATATACCATATAGTCACATACATCTTCATCTTCTAAATAACGCTTAATGATGATGTTTCTTTGATCCTTTCCTGTACGTCCATTACCCAAACGGCTAAGAAACTGGTCAATACGAAATGACGTTTGCTTAACCCACTCTTCTCGCTTACTTTGTTGTATATTAGCCATCGCTACATCTTCTAATGGCTTTCCTACATCATTTGTAGGTCCATGATATCTAATTTCATAAGAAGGAGTGACTTTCATTTCTTCACGCATCATTCCAAACTGTCTATATAAACGTACGCTTTCAAGAACACCTTCTAATTTTTTCTGCGTTGCTACTCTATCGATTTTTGGCAAGAAAGATAATTGTTTAGTCATGTAAGACCACTCCTTTTTATTTTTAAATTACTTTTGTCTTATCGCTCCACGTCTTCGTTCATAACAAGGCCTATGCATTCCCATTAAATCCTCAATTTCACGAGTGCTAAATTTCTCCTTTCGTTTTTTCTTCTTTTTCTTCTTTGTTTTATTTGATTGCTTTTTCCATTCACGTAATTGATCTCTTAACCCCTTCATTTCCCCATCTCCCTTTTCTAAATAAAAAGGACACCTATTCCTAAAACAGCCTTAATTGCCGCTTTAATGAATTGGTGTCCTCTAGTTTTCTAGCCGGACTGTATTCTGTTTGCTTTCACTTTAAAATACCAGCTTGTACAAAGATGTTTCTCCAAGCCTTATTGACTTGAAACTTCTCCACATCTTTTGCACGACGAGCAATTGCTTTTCTAATTTTTCTTTTCTTCAAACCTATCATTCTCCTAACCTCACTTTCTATATTGATCCTTTGGCCAGAACCATTCACAAGTATGATTGTAGTTAGTCAATGCGGTTGTTTTTCTACCTTGCAAGTAATGAGGATGATTTGCGTTACCACACGACCCCGTTACCCCTAAGATTTTCTTTGTGTTACTCCAATACATACAGTTCTCACATTGTATTTTCACATTATCTTTTGTCATGTAGTGACCCAAGGCAATTCCTCACTTTCTATTAAAAGGATTATTTTGTTCAAAAATTCATTCTAATTTATAAACACTATCTTTTTCTTATATTTCCCATTAAAATTTAATAGAAATATTCCAATAACAAAGGAGCAACCTATGAAGCATAATATAAATTTATGGTCCTTTATTTTTTCATTCATTTGCATTGCTTTTTTTCTCTTATATCTTGAAGTATGCACACCTGAAATGAATGCATCTTTTATAAATATCGTTTATTTTCATCCTTTATTTTTTGTACTCATTTTTTCAATAGGAACTTTTTTTGCTGGTATTATAGGATTCTCTAAGGTAGATAATTGGATAGCAATGCTTAGAAGCATAGTAACAGTTCTACTAACATTGTTATTATAAGTGTTTTTAACACTAACTTTGATTGTTGGCTATGCATTAAGTTAAACGTAGTTCTTCACGAATAAAACTCAATATTACATCAATACTGTAGACAACCCATTTCGATCCATATTCCATGATTGGAGCGGTTAGCTTTTGCTAGCTGCTCTTTTATCGTTTGGGATGACCACACGCTTCTATATAGTCCCAATATCCTTTACATTCAGTTGAATTAGGTGTCATTTTGAAGTCTGCCAAACTCTCTGATGTACAGTCTTTAGAATTAAGACGACTCTGTGAATACATATTCCAGTAACATTCTGTACAACTACATGTTAAATCTTGATTTCCCTGTACGTGGGCTATTTTTGTAAATAAAGCTTCAAATTTATCAACCATAACCAACCGTTCCTCCTTGAATATAACCAATAACTTGTCATATACTATCTATGCATCTAGATTTTCATTTTGATCGGAGCAGTTAGCCTTTGCTAGCTGCTCTTTTATTTGTGACTGTTATAAGTAGGCTTTCATATACTATAGTCAGTCCTTTCTTATAACCTGAGCTCGTCACTTTCGTTATAAAAACGGGATTATATCCTATAACCTTTTTCAGGAAGCATTCATATTTTATTTCTGAAAAGGGTGCTCTGTTTTATAAAAAGGTGGTTGCGGATACAACTGCCTTTTTATTTATGGCAAAATGAAATTTTTATATAAAAGACACGCACTTAAACAAATATAACTTCATATGATATATTGCACCTTTTTTCAGAGTGGATAGTCGTTACAGAAGGGCACTTCCCGAAGTGCTCTTACATTTACATACCAAATAGCCTTTTTGTTCACTTTTTTGATACATTTATGAAACATTCATATGTTATCTTTATTATGTTCTTTTCTCTTTATAATGCCGTGTGAGATATACTCAGACTTGAAGCCCTAGACCCCCTAACCCTAGGGCTTCTCTATTCAAATAAGAATTTTGTTTGAAATTTAATAACATTCTCTAGCTTGGTGCATCCTATATCTAAAAGGAGCATTCATGAAAATTTTAAAATACATAGCCCTTACTATTGGATGGATTGCATTATTATCAATTTGGTATGTGATTTTCTTTCCTTAACCCACAAGTTGATTTGTACAGTATGTGTTTCTTGTATCGCACTATTTATTAGCAACAACATATACTTATACGGACTATAAAAAATATAGTTCTTGGTCGAAGAGCACCCTTAGGGCAAATGGTGCTCTTTTTGATTCAAATAATGCCTTTATAAAAATTCCATTGTCTAATTTTTTCACTTGTCCATTTCACTTTTCTCTATTTCCACATTTATTATTAGCAATACTAATTTTTTAGAGGTGAAATTATTATGGACGAGTTATTATCTTCCGCTTTAATAAATCCCGATTTACTCGGACCTACTTTACCAGCTATTCCACCATTCACTCTGCCTACCGGACCTACTGGGGACACCGGACCTACTGGAAGCACCGGGCCTACTGGAAGCACCGGGCCTACTGGTCCTGGATGTATAGAACCCCTACCAACTTTCACTCAAATCGTCTATGTAAACAAAGCTGGTAATGACGCTACTGCTGATGGTTCTGAATGCGCACCATTTTTAACAGTGACCGCAGCAATGGCATCAATAACAGATGCTATTGCACCATTTCCAGATCCTTTAAATATAACGAAACGTTATGCTATCTCTATTGGACCTGGTAACTATATCGAACCATTAATTCATTTAAAAGCTAACGTTCAATTAGTAGGAACGAGTACTTTATTAACTAGATTACAAATTCCTTTCGATATAAATGATCCGTCTTGGTTTGATTTGAACTTTTCACAGGATCCTAGATCTGGATTTGTTAATCTGACATTACTAAGTGGGCCTCTTGATTTTAACTTTCAAACGGCGCAAAGCGTTTCAGGTAAATTATTCTTTGTTAGTGTTAATATAACTCCTACTCCTATATTCACAGCTCTTTCTACTTCTGTGAATCAAGTGAATATCCGTGATTCAATGTTATCCGGTGGTTATACTCAAAATGGAATTAACATGGCGATGTTTGCTTCGTTCGTTTCTAGTGGCAATATTACTATTAATTCGCAAGCAACCACAGATACTCAAGTCAATTTAGTTGGTGGTGGAATAAATGGTAATGTCATTATAAATGTGCTACCTGGTCATATCCCAATTGACCCCTTAAATTTAACCAGCTTTGCTATTACAGAAAACATCTTCAATCCCAGCCCTAATTCAGGAAATTTATTTGTCAACGGCGCCAATAACGTTATTACAAGAGTCAGAGCGACAGTTGATTCATTACCTATTCGTTCCCGAATAAATCTTATAGGAACAAGTACATCTTTAATTAGAGTTGATGATGCTTTCGATTTAGCTTATACACCTATTAATCCAGCAAACTGGGCTCCTCTTCCTCCTACTACAGTACAGGAAGCTTTAGATAGAATTGCTGCATTGATGGCAATAACTATCGGTACGCCATAAAAAACTTAGAAAGAGCTTAAATCATATTTTAATAGGAACTAAATTGCTATGATATGTGACAGAAAAGTCTCTTCAAATTTTATTGGAGAGACTTTTTTAGTTCCTTAGTAAATCCAATATCCAAAAATGACTCTATATCATAAGCAAAGCATTTATTTCTTAACAAAATTCAAATTTGGTCTTAATATCCGTTATCTTGACGCTGGTGGTTCACTTCATTCTTTTTGTAATAACCTTGCTCAATCTCTTCAAATGTGATTCCTAATTTCTTACCTAAACCTAAGAACGAGTATAATAATTCCTCATAAAGCTCAATGTCTTGAGTTGCACGAAATTCTGATACAGCTTCATATACATTGTTAAATTGATTTACTAGCGTACTTGCGGTATAGACGTTTGCATTATGTTCTAATAACTTCAGGCTATATTCATTAGGATTAAATCCGATGCCATTCCCTAATGAAGATATAAAATGAAATCCATCTACATACTCCATTAAAATAACTTCTTTTTGACTAGGTCCTTTATTGCTCCAATGCTTAAAGCATCTTGTTTCATTTGCAAGTTCTCCAATTTCAACCTGTAATGCAAGAATCATATTGTAAAATAAATTTTGCCCTTCTAATCTATGCTCCTCAATGATTCTTGTATCTAACACCTTTTGCATTCCGAATATTTTAGTTAAATTCATTTTGTTTTCCCCTTCCTATTTAGCAAATCCCTAATCCTATCGGACGATTTTCAATTAAATACTTATCAGCTTGATCTATTACAAGAAGCGCAACTTCCGCTTGGTGTCTCTTTAACGCTTTGGCCATCTTCGGTAAGCTCATACCTCGACTCCACATTTCACGAAAACGTACTACATCTCTTTCATCCCAAATGAAGTTAGCTTCTTCTAAAGCGATGTATATTTTTAAACGTGATTCCTTCATCGCTTCATGATTTCTGGCTACACTCATAAGCGAACCTACTTTCTAAAAATGATTATTTTATCTTTTCAGTAAACTTAGTATCCACACGATCAACTTTACCGTTTATCCAAACCGCAACTTGCTCACCAAATCCGCTCATTGGTGGATTTACCACTGTGACATTTCCGTCCTTCACGATTAAAATTTTGTTACTACTAACATCAATTTCTATTTTTTTCATATGTCCCTCTCCCTTTTACTACCGCATGTACTCGACAACATCAGGTTTGAATCCACTTCCTAAATAAACCCTTACTGGAATAATTTCTTTTTTATCCCTTGCTGCCTTACATAACTCTTCCGCTGTATCCCAACTAAAAAATTTATCTACAGCGCGTTGAAATCTCCAAATTGCCATTACATATTGTTCGAAGATGTCATAGCGATCATCTTGCTTAGTTGTGCGTGGTAACTCATCCGTACCCTTTGCATTTCTTGGAACTTGGACACGTACATCTGTATATGTAACGCGTCCATTTCCTTTTTTTACATTGGCTTTCATTACATCGAACTCACAAATCGCTGGCTCTACATCGAAAATATTTAGTTGCTTAGGCATGTACCTTCACACTCTTTTCAAGAGCATCAAGTAACTCATTTGCTCCCGCTTTACTCAAAAACATTCGACCGCCCAGAAATTCCATGTTTGATTCAGAAACTTCACCTGTTACAAAACATGACTTTTCATGTTTTCTTAAAACGATGCTTTCCCCATCAACATGAAAGTCTAATGCTGTTCCTTCAGCAATCCCTAAAGTTCTGCGTAACTCTACCGGAATTACTACACGCCCCAGCTCATCCACTTTTCTTGCAACACCTGTATTTTTCATAGCTTTCTCCCCCTTGTTAACTAGCTTTTTTTTGTTTATTTCTTTCTAACTCCTGTTTCATTGATTCAAATTTTATTAACCATGCTTGCCAACGCTTATCATTTTCTGCTTGTTGCTGCCTTGCTACTTCACAATTACAACCGTTCGTTTCAATTACACCTGGATAAATTTCTTTACGAATAATTCCTGTATTACGACATAATACACACATGTTTATTCCTCCTTTTTGAAATTTCGTAAACTGTAATTCTCACCATTCATTTTCAAAACTTGTGTATCTTCCATAATCCGACTAAACTCACGCTCTCCGTACATTCCAGCTAACTCCATAACTCCAAAGTTTGTTGTAAATAAGTTTGTTCTGCCTAACCTGCGTTCTAGAATGTCTTTTGTTTTCGTTTTCTTCCAAGTAACTCCCTCAGTATCTTTTTCAGTGAACTCAGCTCCAAAGTCATCTAATACAAGTACATCCACATTTGCGAGAATAGACATTAGCTTGTCCTCTGTTAACTCGCTATTTTTATTCCACGTAGATGTTATCTTCGTAAAGAGTGCGTTCATTTCTATAAACATTGCGCTGTAGCCTTTTCTCATAATTTCTTTTGTAGCCGCAACACATAAATGACTCTTCCCGACTCTATAATCACCTGTGATTACAATGCTTTCCGAATTGTTAGGATTAAAGTTTCTAGCAAAATCCATCATTACTTCTTTAGCCCTTGTTAATTCCTTTGAAGGTGGTTCATAGTTATCGAATGTCGCTTTTTTCAACTTAGGATTGATAAGACTGTTATCTGAAAACGAATCGTATAAATGAATAATTTCGTTTTTCTTCTTAATAGCAAGGGTTTCTTTTGCAAGTTGCTGGTCCTCTTGCTCTACCGATCTACATTGTGGGCAAAACTCTTCATTTGTTTTTGTATCTATAAGTAAACGTTTATTACAAACATCTTTAATTTTGTCTTTTCCGACCAAGAAAACATTTGTGCATCTATTAGGAGACAACACATAACTTTGATTAAATTTACTCAAAATCGTATTTTTCGATGAAGCTACTGTTTTTCCTAACGCTTGCATTGTTTTTCTCTCCTTTTTTACCTTTGTTTTTAAACTCTATTTCTGCTGCATTAACATCAGTTAACGTGCGTATATTTTTGTTAACCCACTGTTTTAAAATGCCCTCAGCATAATTCCATTTCTTCTGCTGTTTCAAAGCACGTTCCATAGCTGCTTGTACAAGTTCTTCGCTTGTATCGTTTACCCATTGCGAGATACTTTCAGCTATGAATGAGTTTAAAATACCGAAATTATTTTCGTAGAAAGAGAAAATACTAATACTACTTTGTATATTAGTATTTTGTTTATTAGTACTTAGTTCTTTAGTACTTAGTAGTGTTGGATTTTCCACTTGTGGAACTTCCACTTGTGGTTTTTCCATTTGTGGATTCTCCACTTGTGGAACTTCATAAATAATCGTCTCCCAGTTAGCTATCTTTCCCTTTTCGTTTTTTACAGGAAACCTTCTAACGTAACCGTACTTTTTCAGTTCTTTCATTCCTACCCTTAAACTATCAATTCCATCTTTTGCATGAGTGGATATTTCTTCCATGTAAAACACCCAATCATCTGGTAACGATAAAATGTAAGCCAATATCCCTTTTGCTTTCCAACTTAAACGTTCATCTCGAAGACCTGTGTTATTAATGGTTGTGTAATTTTTACTTTTATTTACTCGAAATGTTGCCACCTGTTTACCTCCTCGTACAAACTGCAACATATGCTTGTCCACTTTTGATGATTCCTTGAATTTCATAATTCGAATAACTAATTTCGAAATACTGCTCAACTATTTGCTTTTGCTAAGCCCCAAAATTTATTAGGTAATAGCACCTGATATTCAGTTAAATTCATGTACTATTTCCCTACTTTTCATGGTATACTTATAGAAATTTGTTTTTTCTAACAGACCCACTGCCATGGGTCTTTTTATTTTGCTCTACATCACTCCAAGCCCATTTTCTTATTGGCTCATAAGTAACATAAAGTAGCCATGAACTACCTGTGATTGACAATCCAAATATAGCTAATGATATTGTATCTTCCACTATTCCGTCTCCTTTTGTGTTTCAAGCCAAGCTTCTAAATCCTTTTGCAAGAAAAGAAGTTTACGCCCTTCTCTTATTACTGGAAACCTAGGGTGATTTGCTAATTCGTACATTCTACAAACAGCAATGTTAAGGTAAGCTGCCGCTTCTTTTACTCGCATAACCTTATTTGGTTGTGATTGTAGTTGTAAGTCAGCCATTGCTAATCTAATTTCCTCTCTTACAACTTCACGGATAGATTCTTTAATAAATTGATCTAATCCCATTTTTTTCTCTCCTTTATATCTGTAATTTACTTATGAAATTTTGATTGAAGGTAAAAATATTTTATGAAGTATAACACTTTGTTTGCTTCAAGCAAACATTCAGGTAAAAAAATAAGTCGTCTTATACTGACTCCTTTAAAATTTCCTCTGTTGTCACATTTAAAAATTTTGCTAACTTAACCAATTTAGTTATACTTGGCTGTCTGTTACCTAATTCTAAATTACAGTAGATCGATTTGTTTCGATAACCTATCTTTTCAGCAACATAACTTTGACTATATCCAAGATTCGTCCTTAAGATTTTAACTTTTTCCGTATCAAGTACCATCATTTTATCACCTTCATCTTGTTTGTTAATTTGAGTATATACTAAAGGTTTGCTTCAAGCAACCCTTTTTATTCAAAAAATTTTAGTTGTCTTGTAGCAAACCTTTTTGATACATTCTATATAGGGAATTCATTGACTATAATCAATGAATTTTAAGGGGAGGATTTACTAATGAGTAAAAATATAATTGGTGTTAGAATTAAAGAGATACGGGTAGAACTTCTTAAAATGAGTCAACTTGAATTCGCAGAAGCTATAAATGCTAAAAAAACCATGATTTCTTTATACGAAAATGGCCATAGAAACCCATCTAGAGAGACTGTTGAAAAAATATCTCGTTTATCTGGAGTGTCAGCTGACTATATCATGGGACTCTCTGAATATAAAAGTTTAAATTCAACAGAGTCAAAATCATTAAAAGATGATCTCAAAGAAATTATGCTTCAAATTAATGAACTCGATCCAAAAAAGCGTGAAGAGATAATTAATTTAATCAAAAATGAGTTATAACGAAAAAGCGATAACTAGCTTAATTGCTAACCATCGCTTTTTTTATTTTATTCAGCTTTTCAATAGCTTCCTTATCACCTTTATATATTTTTTCTAATAATACTTCCATTTTATTTTCAACTACGTCCCTATCTGATTTTTCTTTTATTAAATTCCCCATATAAACCATCCTCCATCACCCTTAATTATTCAAAAATTCCAAAATGAAGAAAATGAATAACCCCTTAAACGTACGAAATGCCATCACATCCTTAGATGCAATGGCATTTTAAATCATTTATTATCCTAAAGTTCCCGGGTCCATTTTCATTATTTGTACTTCTTTTACTTTTTCAGTGGCTTTATTATCTTTAGTTGATACCAAGCCAACAGATAACAACGATAACGTAAGTGTACATGTAATAACTAAACTAGCTACTATTTTTTTCATTCTCATTGTCCCTCACTTTAAGATATCAAAGATTTTTATGTAGAATAAATTGCCGTCTTTTAAGAATCGATGATATGCTTTCCTACGCAGTTTCTCATCATTTGTTGCTATCGATAAATAAAAGTCTTGAATCGCAGTTCGATTATCAATCTGATTTAATATTGCAGAAGCTTCACTATTCTTATTTTGACGTATATACTTTAACGCCCTTTCAGCGTCATGATGTATATATCCAGATTTTACATGAATATTATGAATGATACAACAAAAAGAGAGGGTGTTTTCGACTAATTTTCTTTTAAGTAATGATTTATTATTTCTTATTTTCTTCAACTCTACAAGTGAAAGCTCAAAATAATAAAATGCTTTATCTGGATTACAGAAAATATAACTTTCCGCGACTATACTTAATGCCGTAGCTTTTAATAAACCCGGAGCGCATTCTTCTTCTAGTACTTTTTGCAATAAATCTCTAGCCATTTTCACCTCATCTTGCATTAAATATGCATATGAGCATATTATGTTTAACTCCACCTCATTTAAAGTTTTTTCTAAACCTTTTGGCATATGATTTATTTTTTCTTGTATTATCCCTTGTAACACTGTTAAAACATTGTATGCCCCTAAATCAAAATAACCATAGATACTCAAAGTGTTCACAAGTATATTTACTCCTGGTTTATTTAAATTGACCCTTGTACGTAACACTTCTATTTCTTTAAGGAATTCCCCTGATCTTAATGAACGAGTTTGTCTATCTAAACAAACACGAAAAATCTCTCTATAATTATTTGTTACTGATTGTTTATACTCTTTTCCAACAAGATCACTAAGTAGGTCCGAATAACCTGCTAAATATAAATAATACATAGCAAGTCGTATATCCGATTCTTTATTGGTACCATTCAAAAACTCCTGAACTACTTCCATTTTCTTTTCTTCAGAATCAAATCCACCCAAAATTTTCATTAGTTTTGTAAAAGTCATAGGTACTTTCCCATTCAATGTTTTCCATATATTCGACTGCGATAAATTTGTTATTTTTGACAATTTCGCCGAATTCATATCATCACTTGAAACAATACCTCCAAGACCTATCACCTTATTCATATTGAAGCCTCCTTGAACGCGAGACACCTTCCCGAATTTTTTCAATAGAAAAACTGTACCATAGAGGATTTCATTTGAAATATTATGTTATACTTGGGCTGACTCATGGCAATAGTTTCCCCTATCCACATTAGGGAACAGCATAAGAGTGGCTGCACACTACTTTTGCTGGCTATGGGTCTTTTTTGTTCCTTTAAATTATATTATTAAGAATATTCTATCACAAATAAACCAAACATCTATTCTCTCATATTCTGAAAATACTTGAGAAATTTAAAAATATTAATATGAGTCTAGTTTTTTGACAGTTAAAAATATGCAATATTGCATTTGATAATCGGTTTATATGTAACTATAGTGATAGCAAAAGTTCAATTATTCTTTTAGAGATGTAAAGTTAATAAATATCTATTGAGATTTTATATTAAAATTACTATCCCGAACCAAAATAGCACAAGTTTAACTATTGCCAATTGTGTAATCATTTGGTTTTAACTGTATATACCATAATTTAAGAATAAGAAAAGCCACTCATCTAAGTGGCTTTTCTTATTCTTAATAGGCAAACTTAATCTAAATTCATCATTTTCTTTTAGGGTATTTTAAAAATGAAAATAATTATGATTTTCTCCTAAATGGCCTTTTACCCCAATCTGTAGATAAATTATTTAATAAGAAAAGTGTATTTGGAACTGGTGATGGAAACCTCGCAGCCTGAAAATTTGTAAGAAGTGGAGATGCAATAGCACCATCTATGGTACTACCAGCTTGAACTTGCACCATATCCCCTGCATTCAATTGTACAATCGTAGAAACTGTTACCGCATTTAAAAGTCCAGTATTCCCACCAAAAAAGCTATCATCTCCTGCTATTAAAGTACTGTTAACTGTTATAAATACTTCCGTCACATAATTTAGGGTATCATCAGTAGGACTAAAAATTATAGTAGTAATAATTAAATAGACTCCATCTTGTTGCGGTATAAATGTTGATACACCATCATATTCACCGTTTAAATCGAATTGTGTAGTTTCAAATGTTACTAAAGACAGTGTATTAGCTATAACGGACTGATCAGTAGATTTGAAAGCTCTGAATGCAGATTCAAATCCTGTTGGACCTGTCGGGCCTGTTGCTCCAGTTACTCCTGTTGAACCCGTCGGGCCTGTTATTCCAGTTACTCCTGTTGGACCTGTCGGGCCTGTTATTCCAGTTACTCCTGTTGGACCTGTCGGGCCTGTTATTCCAGTTACTCCTGTTGGACCTGTCGGGCCTGTTATTCCGGTTGCCCCCGTTGGGCCTATTGGCCCCCCTGAAGGACCTGTTGGGCCTGTTGGGCCTGCCGGGCCTCCTGAAGGACCCGTTACTCCTGTTGAACCCGTTGGGCCCGTCGGACCTGTTGCCCCACTTGCTCCCGTTGGGCCTGTCGAACCTGT